CCATATTCATACTCAGGTTCTTCCTTAATTGTTTCAGTGCCTCTTTTTGGTGCATTGAGCTTTTCTTTTTCTTCTTCCCTATGTCTTTCAAGTATTGAAAAAATTGAATCTTCACTATCGTATTTGCTATAGAAACTATTTTCATCGTTTTTATCAAACAATGTTTTCATCCCATCTTCATTTTCAACAATTGGCTTATGTTCAATGATTACTGGTTTTATTTCTTCTTGAGGAATTTCAATTTTTTCTATCTTTCCGCTCATGATACTCTTAATTTTTTCTTTAACCTCTTCTTGAGCCATTTCAATTCTTTTAACTGACTGTTCAGTACCACGAACTTTTGCTTCCTCTTTTGTGCGCTCATACATTTCATTATTTGCACGCAACAATTTAATTTCCTTTTCCTGTTCTGGAGTTAATTTTTTCTTTGGCATAACTTATAAATTATCTAATAATATTATTTTTTCTGCTAAAATAGCATACTCATCATTTCCTTCTTGTTCCAAAACCTTACAATTCACATACATTGCATATTTTGTCTCATTGGCATTGTTTTTAAACTCAATTTTAAAATTCCTTGTTGGTTCATTTTCCCAAACCTTATCTTCGCCAAGTTTATCCTTATATTGATTAATATTATTATGTTCATCAATCCAGAAATTGAAATCTTCTTCAAATTCTTCATCCATATTATCACGATTGAATCTTATAATATTAACAACAACGTCTTGAGACACACAATTTGCAATCAAATTATCAACAGTTTCATCTTCACCATTCTCATTGAGTATGATTGCTTCTGATTTATAATTATTTGTTGTTGCATTTTTTCCACCTTTATTTTGATTTCCAAACTTTGCAACATTTCTGTTAGATAAATTACCAAGTCCTGAAACAGCATCATATGCAACATTAGAATATCTTTTATTTTCCCTATCCATTGCATCAAAAAACTCTTCATCAGACTTATAATAGTCATTTGAAATGTCAAAATCTCCGTCTTCGTAATTTTCCATTTCTAGATATAACGTAACATTCATAATTTCATTCTATTTCTATGTCTTTTATTTTTCTCATTCAATATATTTTGGGTTTTACCCTCTATAAATAATCGTTTTTTTAATTCTTTCATAACTCCGGAAGGGTTATTCCTAATGTCATATTCCCAAATTCTCATAATTGGTATACCATGCATTAAAGCCCATTCATTTTTATGCTCATCAACACGTTTATTTTTCTTCTGCATTGGGCTTAATTTATTTTCGTCTACCACTCTAGGGTCTGAATGATAGTATGACCCATCAACCTCTATTATAAGATTATGTTTTGGTAAATAAAAATCATAAAATCTTCCAATATCCTTTGCCTCAAACTGCCAAATATAATCTATTCCCAATGTATCAAGGAATTGTTCAGCAAAATCCTGTTCAAGCTTAGAAGTACCAAACTTTGGATGAACTCTTTCAAGTTTTCCGTCTGGTCTTCTAAGCCTTTTCTTAACTTTTGGTTTAGATTTATTTATAAGTTTACCTTTTTTTATTGGTTGACGCATTTTATTATTCTTTTTTTAAATCTTCGTTTGGGGCAAGTACAATAAGGTTTTTAAATGAAAAAGATAAATGCATTTGACTAAGCGATGTATTTTTATAATCAAAAGTATTTGCCACACCATTAGTTCCAAGAAATCTACATTTTTCAAATACAAGAGTATATAATACATTTCCTCCATTATCTATAATATCAGCATATAAATCTTTTTCAATTACATTATTATCGATTAAAGATAATACGATATTTGTTAAAATATTATACTGGTAATCATCTATTTTTTCTGAAAAATCATTAACACTAACATAAAGATTGCCACTATGCTTTATTTCCTTTGACTCATCATCATCGTCATAGCCATTGCAAGAGCATGTTTTATATGGCTGATTCAAACAATATGAAAATGAAGAAACCCTCCATTCATCAATGTTTATTTCGTCTTTCGGAAATCTAAAAATGAAATTTGAGCTGCTTATCCATGTAGAATTTGAAATTTTGTCCTGAACATCTGCTAATCTTGGTTTATTTTCTTCTTCATCTATTTCATCTCTATAATCTTCATCATAGTCATAATCATAAGGAAATTCGTCTAAGCCATGCTCAGGAATATCTTCATCTTGGTCATCATAATAGTATTTCTTAGGTCTATTCAATTCTTCATTAGCTTTCTTTAAAAACTGATTTTCTTTTTCAATTTTTGGGTTTGTTCTATACCCATTTTTATTAACCTCTTCGGTTTTTGAATCTAGAAGAATTTCAAACTCCTTTTCAATTGAATCCCTTTCACGCTTAATTTCTTCTATAGCTTTTTTAGAATTAATTCCATTCTTTTTCATTTGTTCCAAAGTATTATCATACATTTTCAATGTGTTATACTTTAAAGAAATTTCATACAACATTTCCTTTTTATCCATAACGTTATTTGTTTTTTATAATTATTTTCTAGTTATTTTTTTATAAAAATTAATAAAAAGGATAAAAAAATAAAGGGATAAGCGTTCTTATCCCTTTTTATTTTTAAATGATTGCCAATAGATTAGTATGCAAGAATAGCATAATCAAATCTAAGTGTCATCTGGATTGTTGTAAGGTCTGATGAGCTATAATCCAAATCACCAAAGTTAACTGTTGTCAACATACAATTCTTAAGAATCCATTTTGATACAACAACACCTGTTGGGTCAAGCATTTCAAGCTCAACATCACGCTTATAACCAGCTGCATATCCCTGACGACCAGTAACAGACTCAGAGTGTAAACGAACCCATTCCATAACAGCCTGTGAAGCTGATGGACCAATTGGGTCACGAAGAGTTACCTGGATAGTATCCCATGTGTAACGACCAACAACCCAAGTTGATGTGTTTAAGAATGGTATCTGAGTTTCCTCTTGAGTGATAGTTGGTCTTGCTGCACTTGATAACCACCATTCCTGTATTCCTAAGTCAGCTGGGAATCTAAACAACCATCTATTCTTTCTTAGCGGCTCATAATTGAGCGGCATTTTCAAAAGTAAATCTGACATGTCTTTCTATTATTTTTTAATAATTAATTATTTGTTAATAAATATTAAAAAATTTGTTTTTTAAAGATTTTTTTTGTATATTTGCTAAAATATAACAAATATTATGATAAAAACACTGATTTTAATGTTTTTTTGCCACATAATTGATGATTTTGTTCTCCAGGGGAAATTTACTTATCTAAAACAAAAATCATGGTGGGAAAAAGCTTGTAAAGATGACGGGTTATCACTAGAAAAATATAAAAATGACTATAAAATGGCATTATTTGAACATTCACTTGAATGGTCAATTGCTATAATGCTACCAATAATATTCTTATATAACGTGTCTGGATGGATTTTATTGGTGGCAGTCATTTTAAATACAATACTGCATTATATTGTTGATAACGCAAAAGCAAATCAATTAAGACTAAATCTAATACAAGACCAATTAATACATTTTATTCAAATAATTGTAACTTGGGTTATACTCACGCTGTAAGTGATGAGCACCTTCAGCAGTGTATCGTTGGAATATGAGAAAAGCGTCCCAATCGGAACGCTTTGAGGAATTATAATACGTATTATTTCGTTATTTTATTAATTTTTACTACCAGTATCAGTTAATACTTTATCGCTCTCCAAGAAAACTTTCTTGAAGAACTCATACAATTTTGATGTTGGATTATCAGAATATTTTTTTAATCCTTCAATTGCAGTTTCTCTAATCTTTCCAATAATAGGTTCATGTTTAATAACCTCTTGAGCATGCATAGCCTGTGCTTCTGCATTATCTCCCTGCTGTGCTGCTTGAGGCTGTTGTTCAGGAACGGTTGGGTCTGCTACTGGACCTTCACCATGAGGCATTCCATGTCCCATTTCATCTGGACCCATTGGTCCATCTTCTTCATCATTAAATATATAATCTTCTGTTAGATATTTAGAAGTTCTTTTTAAATCTTTTAAAAGTTCATTAACAAATTTGCTCATATTCGAATATATTTTAATATAAATATCTACAGATAAAAAAAAATCCTGAGATTTATGTCTCAGGATTTAATTTATTTAGATTTGGTCAAAACTTATTCCCTCTGGAGTAAGTATGAAGTCTAATACTACATATTCAAGAGCGTTGTAAGGCTTGAAGTAAATCTTAGCTGGAAGTTCACGTCTGTCACGTGATTCAACAGTGTCATTAACCTCAATTCTATAATCAGAAATACCTCTGTTAGCTCTGATGTTATCCATAATTGGAGTAACTGCTGACAAGAACATATTCTTTGTAGTTGGGTCGTTTGGCTCGAAGATTAAGCTTCTGCAAGCGATTGCAATAAGCTTTCTCATTCTAAGAAGAAGTCTACGAACTGCAATTCTGTTAAGCTGTGACTCACGAATCTGTAAGTTCTTCTGACCCCAAATCTTAACGCCGTCTGTTGCAAATGTCTTAACTGGGTTGATTCTTCCATCATAAAGAACATCTTCATCAGCCAACTTGGTAATAAAGTGTGCTCTTACACAATTTACATCGCCTCTGTCAAGACCTGCAGGTGCGAACCAAGGATATGTTTGGTTATCAGTCTGCGCAAAGTTTCTAACTGCATCCTTCGTAGCTGGAAGGTATATGTACTGATTATTGTCTTGGTCAAGATATTTAACCCAAGGATAATATGTACAAGTATAGTTAGAATCAATTTCTGAATCTTCCAAATTATAAACTGCATCATCAGGTGTATACATTTCATCTACCATATCAGATGCTCCATTTGGCTTATCAGGTGTTGTAACAACATAAATTGAATCAGCACGTTCTTCTTCAACCATATCAATAACCTCTTCTACAAGAGTCTTATTGTTAACGTAGTCTATACCTGGTGTTGCAAATACATTGATGTCAACTGCTTCAGGGTTAGCAAACTGTCTGTAAGCAGCAAGATATGCATACCAGTCAGATGTGATGCCACCTTGGTTAAGTCCAATTGCATCAGGGTCATCAATTCTATTGAATGAATACCCTTCTCCACTATTTTGGTCATATGCACCTAAGTACTTAGACATCTTGAAGTCATCAGTATTTGTTCTCTGGTTACGATATGGGTCCCATCCGTCAAATCCACCATAGAAATAAACTGTGAATTTACGAAGGTTAACATATTCATATATAGAGCCTTGCATTAATGCTTCAGTACCAATTGCAGGAATATCAGTTAATGTACTTGTTCTATTTTGAACAGAAACTGCATCGAATTTATAACCTAACTCTCCATCAACAGTAATTACTGGTTTATGGTCATTAGTATAATTAACCTCATCAAGTCTAGAATCAAGGTGGAAACCTTGTGTTAACATTTCTGGCTCATCAATATACGCAGCTTTTCCTTTATATGTAAATGCATCAATATCTACTCCAACTCTTGAAGAAAGGCCAAAGTATTGTTTTCTGTTCTTTAACTCGTTATCATAATTCAAATTATACTTTAAAATTGGATTTATGATGTTGCCTTTATCAGTATCAACTGTATCAGTTATAACCTCAAGGCCATCAAAATGAGACATTGGGTATCCTAAGAAGCCTGCAGGAGCAGAAGTTTCAACAGCAGTACCTTCAGCAACCTCTACTGTAATATACTTAGATTTGCTCTCATACATTCCATCAAATGTACCAATTTTGAAACCAATAAAGCCTCTATCTCCAGGAATCAAAGTACATTTTGAGAATTTCTCCAATGGAACTACTTGTTCATCAAGGTCATTTATATCACGTACAACAACATCAAATGTTCCTTCATCTGGTCTAATATTTTCTATAGAAATCTTAACCTCATAATTTGCATTATTACCATCGCTTATAGTATGGAATCTGAATAACTTAGTAAGTTCTATATGGTTGTAATCACCCTTTAAATTAGATACAATCCAAGGAGTTGAAGCATATCTAAATGGCGATGCATAGTTATTAAGGTCACAATTTACATAGTCAACATTAGTTCCATTAAGTCTATAATATAATCCATCAGCAAGATTTTTAACCATTACAAGTCTAGATGAGTTATGATTTTCATATGTTTTTCTAACTGCTCCGGTTTTAAGTTTATCAATTATTGGAACTAAATCAACATCCTTGTTTTCCTCTTTACTTCCCCAATTCTCAACATTTTCTTGCGGATAATATCTGTATAGATAACGTGATTTACCTTGAGCATTAACATATCTTGTAACAGTAAATACTTGGCCTATGAAACTACCATCTATTTTAACTGTAAGTAAGCCGTCATCATCTTTATCACCATTAGTAGGTTTTCCAACATACTCTTTATCAAATTCCATTGGTAAACCAGACTCATAATCATATGGATGTGCATAAATAAATGGGTCATTATCAGTTTCACCAGTTGTTACTGTATGCTCGTCAGCAACATATCTCTGTCCCATATTATATCTTTGAAGTCCGTCTTCTTGTAATCTGAGCATTCCAGTTATAGGTTCAAGGCCACAGAAATCAGCAGGGTCATATACATTATAGAATGTAAGTTTTTCAGAAATATTTGTTACATGATTA